TATAGTCATCACATTAGATGACGATAGCATGATAGAAATTAGTGGTGAAGAACTAGCTATCTATGGTGAACTAACACCAATGGATGACTGATACCAAGCATCTATATAGTCTTTTAATCCTTCTATACCATTACCAAGAATAGCAAGTCTATCCTGGGTAACCTTGTAAAAGTTATTTACTTCAGTTCCTGTATTATCACTATATCCATTTATAACTAACACAGTAAACTTATCTTGGTCTGCTAATGCTTTTAACAGTATCTTTTGACCTAGAGATATATCTTCATTTTCACGTTTCCACTCTCCAATAAGAAAGTTTCCACGTCTCTCAAAAACCATGTCAATGTTAGATGGCATAGCTTTTGGATTGTCTAGTATTACACCTCTTAAAAAGCCAAAGTCTGTATGACTAGCATACGCATTACGCATAGCATTAGACACAAATTACAGTACCATTATAAACTTGACAGACGGTTACAGACCCATCAGGTGCTAGTATGGTCGTAGTCTGACCAAATGATTTTTCTGTATAAAAAATAGATAATGCTGCCATCACTATAATAAATACCCAATAGGTTTTATTCATCATCAAATCTTTGTAATTGAGCTTCTAGTTCCGGTGGAATATCAGCCTCATTATCTCTAGTAGTTTCTAATAGTTTATTCTTATACCAATCAGACTTCTCTAAATCTTGTTCAGGATTATCTTTAAACGGATATCGTAAGTCATATTTCATCTTACAACCTTTAAGATAACCAATATATTCTTCTTTAGTCAAACGACTTTTAATCACATCTATTGCCTCTATACCGCCTACTAAGTAATGCGGTGGTCTATTCACTAAATCAACCATTCTTATCCCCTTATAAAAAATAAATCAATTAACTGATAACAACCATAAAAAAACCAACCCATACCACCAACAATCAACAACCATACTACCACTTCTAATATCTTTTCTGCTCTTGCCATCTGCCATACTCCCTTCCTACAGTTACAGATACATATTTCCTATTCTTAAATCTTTTATCTAATTCATTGCTATAAGTCCATTTAGGCAAAATCAAATATCCTTGACTTTCCAAGTATTTCAATCGTGTTCTAGCAATGACGCATTCTTGCACAATTTGTTTAATGCTGCAACCAGGATGTGCAGTAACATAGTTTATAACAAACTTTGCTTGTCTTTGGTCATCTAGTTTAGTGTACATCTTTTACTCCATGCAATTGTTCTATAAGTCTAGCAAATTTAAATATCTTATCAATAGTTATTACCTGACTACCGTATCCAAATGCCTCTTTATATGCCTTTATAATTTCTTCTTGGGTAAGTGGTTTAGAGTCCACCATGTGCCTCCGTTAGTTTCTTACTATCGTACTTAGATAATCCTTTATACTCTTCTACAGGTTCACCAGGAATTAATGGTGTTATCTTAATATGATGCGTTGTATTCTTTAGGTCGTTTAAATATGAGAGTTGGTTAGGATGAAATGACCATAAGTAAGACTTTTTTAGGTCACCAGACCTAACATCAAACTCCTCATAAAGCCATGCTACAGGTTCTTTTTTAGCCATTAGTAAAACACCATCCTTCCTATGTGCGTTTTCTTGCGTTTACCAAACCATTCTTTCTTTGGCGGTATTGAGTCATCATGGAAATATAAAGCATTTGCAACTGGATTTGCATATTTATTACGAACAATCGTATCAATAACCAAAAGTTTAGTTTCCAAATACGCCCTAGTATTAACTTCTGGATGACGTTCATCCGTAACCCCAATAAACTGACCATTAGCATAAACAACAGAGCATACATCACGACCCCAATAACCAGTATGTAACCTATTACGTATGACATTTATGACACCTACCTTTTCTTCTAGTGTTCTATTATTAACTTCATGGTACACAGCAGTTGCATAACACGCTATATCTAATTCTAAGTTATGTATATCCATTATAAACCTTTCATGCTTTTCTGGTGTCTAGTAGACCCACATAAGCGTATAATTCTATTATATTGTGCAATTAAGCATAATATATTACTTAAGGATAAATACCATGTGGACAACTCCAGCAGCTACAGAAATGCGTTTTGGCTTTGAAGTAACTATGTACGTAATGAACAAATAGTTATAAGCAATTGGGGATGCTCCTAGAAAGGAACATCCTCATCTGCACCTTCAACAGCAGGTTTAAGTCTTTCATCTGTAGCTACCATTGCTACAGCACCAGCAATAAATTTACCATTAGGTCCTTCTTTTACCCAACCTGATAAAGTAAACTCAATACCATCTACATTTAACTTTCCTCTATAGTCTGGTCGTTTAGGATTATCACCTTTATCATTCTTGTTTAAGGTAAACGTGTTTGTTTTGTCATACTCAGCCATATACTACTCCTTTAGTTTAATAATTGTTTGTTCTACTTCATCTAAAAACTTAATTACTTCTGCTTCTAATTCTCCTATGTAAGTATCATCCCTGTCAACCCTAGCTACAAATAACTGTAGTTCTTTAGGGAAGTTAGGATTATAACTTACAAAGTCTACCCACTTAGCACCGGTGCAAGCTAATTGCCATTGCATCTGTGGAATGTATTTACTAGGAACTGACTTACTCATAAGCGTATTAGTATGGGTTGTTTCTATAGGACACTTAATCTCTATAAGACCTGCATACTTACCCTCTTCTTCTGCATTTACAGCTCCGTCTGGACTAGCACCACTATTCTTAATAATAGGATGGTCAAAGAAACCTACCTCTGTTACAGATGTGCCTCTAGTTTGCATATAAAGCTCCCTAGCAGCACTTTCTCTTTCAATCCCATCTAACATAGCCTGGTTGACAAAGCTGTCCCCTTTTTTTCCTGTAATGCGTTCTGACACTAATTGGACAAGGTAGTTTTGACGTGATGTAGATACGCCTGTTTTAGTCTTGGCGATAACATCCGATATTCTGGATGCTGTCACCTTGCCTAATCGTTGTTGAAACCACTCATCTGTGCGTTGTTCTATCATAGAAAGTCCTTGCTAGATACTGCCTTTAGAGCTGGTTGTTCTGACTCTGGAATATCCTCACCGCTATAGATATATAAGCCAATACCATGTAATGCAATAGCTTTAGCTAAACAACGTTGCATAGCTGTATTAACTGCCATAGCATCTGGGTTAGGTATAGCTTGGTTTCTAAAGTTAAGCACAGGTAATTGAGCTGTCATAAATTTACCAAACGCATGGACTGTGCAGAATACCATAAGTGTTTCACCAAACTGTTTAGGTTCGCCATAAGTCCATGTAGCAGTTGGGTCTTGCTGTAGAAGAGTATCCACAGCCCAAGCCCATGATAAGTATGATAGACCATTCTTTTTCTCAATATGGTCTGATACATTAATCTTACGTAGTTCGTTATAATTCATCTTTCTCTCCTGTTGTTGTAATTCTTGTTGGTGCTGTTCCATCATTACCTGGTCGTAGTGTTGTTGTTGTGACATTTTCTCTCTCCCATTTATCGTTATCTAATTTAAGTTCGTCATTCAATCGTTTAAGAATATCTGCTATATGCTCTAAACCATTCGCCATATTATATACCCCCAAAATATAAAAAGGAATAGCCATAAGTATTTATTCATATTGCACCTGCTAACTTGCCCATAATTTGTAAGCAAAGCCAAATATACGCATAGAACGCCACACATATTACTATCATTGTTGAAATTTTCATGTCTCTCTCCTAAAGTTGACAAACGAACTTTAAACTCATAAAAAACACCTGTCAAGTATTTTCTATAAAAAAAATAGTTTGCATATAGAATTTACCTATGTTAGTGTTTTGCTCCATGGACATATTGCGTTACATTATATTAGATGAATTTGACGGAAAACCGCTAAGAGCCTTTAGTAACAAGGCATCTGCTAAATGGTTTTTAGAGTCAAGACCTAATTGCAAGCTCCATATTTTGCCTAAAGCAAAAGTTGTGCCAGTAACAGAACTTTATGAAGAATGTTTATTTTAAGGAGAGCATATGAAATACAGAGTAAAGAATTGGGATAAGTTTCAGCATTATAAACCTAAGACTTATGCAGATGAAACTAAGAAAATGCCATGGTTTAAATTATATGGAATTGACTTATTAGAGGATTATGAATTTAATGCAATGAGTCACGACCAACAAGCTATTTTAATAAAACTATGGTGTTTAGCTAGTCAATATGATGGTTTTTTACCTGAAGACCAGGCAATTGCTTATAGGTTAAGATACCCTATAAACTTCGTAAATTCTGTAATAAAATCATTAAGTAAGTGGATAATAGAGTGTGACTATAAAAATTCTATACTAGATAGAGATAAAGATAGAGATAAAGATAAAGATATATATATGCTATCGCATAAGTCGTTTTTAGAATTTTGGGAAGTATATCCAACTCGTAAAATATCAAAAGTTAAATGTGAGGAAAAGTGGCGTAATAGAAAATTGTATGAGATTAAAGATGAAATACTTGACCACATTAAAAAAATGAAAGATACTCGCAGTTGGAAAGAAGGATACGTACCAGCAACGACTACTTACATTAATCAGTCTAGGTGGAATGACCCTGTAGAAGAAACTATCAAAGTTAAAAACGCATGGGATAATGCTAAATGAAAATTGGAGAAGCGTTAGATAGATTAACAGTTAGCAAAGAAACCATTACTCAATATTTTAATAATGAATATGGTTCTAGTGAGTTCTTAGTAAAAGACAGTTCTGTGTTTGCAGAGGATGTTGTTAAATACTTTTCAGAAGAAATGTCATCTGGTAAGTCTTTAGGGTTTGTTAAGAGTGAACAAGACTTTAGAGTAAGACCATCTGAGCTTACAGTAGTAACCGGTGTCAGCTCACATGGTAAAAGTCTATGGCTTTCACAGGTTATATTAGCTCTTATGGGTCAGCAAACTAAATGTTTAATTGCTAGTTTAGAAATGAGGGCTGTACTTACTATCAGCAGAATGATTCAGCAAACTTTAAAATCTACAGACCCTACAGATGATTTTATTAGAAAATTTTGCAGTCGTGCATCTGACAAGCTATGGATATACGACCAAACAGGCAGCACTACCACAGACGATATGATAGCAACATTGTATTATGGCAAACACGTTTTGGGAGTTGAAGTATTTGTGATTGACAGTCTTATGAAGATGAGTGATATATCTGAAGACAATTACGAGAAACAAAAATTGTTTATAGATAGACTTGCTACATCTTGTCGTGATTTACAAATACATATATTCTTGGTTGCACATACTCGTAAGATGGCAGATGAAACATTAGCACCGGATGCTACGCACATTTTAGGCTCAAGCCATATTCGTAATTTATGCGATAACATCCTATGTGTTTACAGATGTAAGAAGAAAGAACGTGATATTGAAAGCGGTGAAAAAACTGCTGAAGAATTAAAAGGTGTTCCTGATTGTGTGGTATATTTACAAAAACAACGTAACTATCCTGTTGAAGGCAGTTGGGGATTTTATTTTGACCAAAAAGGTTTAAGATATAAGGAGAGTCCATGACCATAAATGATTTTATCAAAGAATGTAAAAAGCTATTCGGAAATGATATAGAATACAAAGCAACTTCTAAAGACGGACAAGTATTTAAAACGAAAGGATGGAGAGATGATAAAGTGG